TTTTAATTGCTGCACCATCAGATATAACTTTAGCTGCTGGTTCTGTATTAAATCCTGATAAAGACACATCATTCTACGATGGATTTTATTCAACAAATCAAAAAATTACAGAATATCAAAAGACTATTAGAAGTCTACAGATAAACGGATTTTCTGATTGGTATATCCCCAGCCAAGACGAATTAGCGTTTTATTTTAATACTATTTCTAGTAATTTTTCTTTAAGTACTTACGATTCTTTAAGTTCTGATTATTATTTGACTTCTACTTATTACAGTGTAAATTCTAGTAATACTTTAGGAACAATTGCTGATAAATATTTTGTTTACGTACAAAGTGCAAATCCTGCACAGTACGGTAAAGTAATATTAATGCCACAAGACAATCTAACATGCAAAGTCAGATTATTCAGAAGAATTTACTTGGGTACTTGATATAAATATTAAGGCATAGGAGTTTATATTATGGAACAGAAAAAAGGCTGTGGCTGTGGTAAGAAAAATGCAACCCCTCCACTTACTCCAGGAGAAAATCCAGCAGGACCGGTAGTTCCTGCATTTAATGCGTCTAGTAGAGTTGGTCATCCAGTACGATTTGATCCTGCTATAATTCACGCCCAGCCACCAAAGGTACAGCCAGATATGATTCAACAAAATCCAGAAAATCCACAATTCCGTAGACGACAAGTTGTTCCTCCAGAAACTATTAAAGAGCAACTAGGACAAAAGATTGGAATGGTTCAAAGTTTTGCTACTGCCCTAGCATCACGTGGTATAAACAACAATAAAATTAATAAACCAACAAAGCAACTTCGTGCTATTAGTTGTTTTGGTAATCTAGACCAAGGTGGACAACTTCCTCCGTGTGAGTATCTACGAAACAGTAGCACACCAGGAAAGCACTTCTGTGGTGGTTGTGGATGTGGTGATAAATCACATACTTGGTTAACAATTAATGGCCAAGAATACAGCAAATTAGACTATCCCAAGCTTAATTGCCCATTAAACATGCCTGGATTTAGCAATTATGAAGCAAGTAAGCCAGATGAAGCTAATGAACCTGTAACTAGACGTTATTATATTGAAAATATTGATTATAAAGAGGTGGATAGGATTGCGGTAACTCTTCCAGAAAAAGAAGAACCACCAGCTCCTCCTTCTCAATAATTAAAATATATTTGGCCATAAATACTATTAATGGCCAACATAACATCCAGAGAAGATTTAATAAACTATTGTCTAAGGCATCTTGGTGCTCCGGTTATTGATATTAACGTAGACTGGCAACAAGCAGAAGATCGATTAGACGAAGCACTACAGTATTTTACAGAACGCCATTTTGATGGTGTTGAAAAAGTATTCTTTAAATATCAACTAACTCAAGCAAATATTGATAATAGATACATCAATACGGAAGATATTCTATCTCCAAATGAGGTAGACGGTCCAACCGGTAAAGAAATAGTATCTATTATTAAAGTGATGCAGTTTGGTCAGTTCACAAACATTAATATGTTTGACGTTCGATACCAATTAGCATTAACTGACTACTTTGGTATTAACAGAAATCTTAGTGGTGTGTATTCTATGGGTCTTGCTTCTTATGATGCAACTAAAAGATACATTCAGTTAATTCAAGATCTTTTCCAACCAGAAAAATCAGTAGTGTACAGTAAAGTTACTAATAGACTTTACTTAGATATGAATTGGGGTCAAGAAACAAAAGCCGGAGATTGGATTTGTATCTGGGCTTATGCTGCACTAAATCCAAACAAGTACACTGAAATATTTAATGATCGTTATCTAAAACGTTATCTCACTGCTCTGATTAAGAAGCAGTGGGGGTCTAACATGTCAAAGTTTGATGGTGTAGCATTACCAGGTGGCGTAACTATGCGTGGTGGACAAATTTACGCAGAAGCTGTTGCAGAAATAGCTCAAATCGAAGCAGAAATGTTAACAAGCTACGAACTACCAGTAGATTTTATGACAGGCTAATATGGCAATTAATCCATACTTTAAAGATTATTCTGGCGAACAAGACCTTGTAGAAGATCTTACCATTGAATTAATAAAAACAATGGGTCGAGATATGATTTATATTCCACGCATGGCAGTGGTTCTTAATGAATTATATGGAGAACAAAGAGGATCTTACTTTAAAAATGGCATTCCTATAGAAATGTATATTGATTCTGTTAATGGATTTGAAGGCCAAGGAGATATAGCAACAAAATTTGGTATTGAAATTCGTGATAATGTCTCATTAACAGTTTCTAAAAAACGATTTATTCAAGAATTAAAAACTAAATTTCCAGATGTAATCCGACCTAGAGAAGGAGATTTAATATTTTTTCCTTTAGCAAAAGCATTATTTGAAATAAATTTCGTAGAACACGAAAACCCATTTTATCAACACGGAAAATTATACTCTTATAGATTAACATGTGAACTAATGTCCTATAATACAGAAGAAGTTGAAACTGGAAACACAGACATTGATGCTGTTGTTGCAGAAAACGAAAATGAACTAGGAGAAAATGATACAATACAAAATCTTGGAACTAATATAATAGATTTTACAGAATCTGATCCGTTTTCTGAAGGACAATTTTAATGTTTACACATTTTAAAAATGATTCAATACGAAAACTAGTAATAGCTGTAGGTACTTTATTTAATAATATTAAAATAGTAAGATTAAAAAAAGATTCTACAACACAAGAAATAATAGTACCATTAACATATGCTCCAAAAGAAAAATATATAAAGAGATTAACACAACCAAGCTCAATAAGCGATAGAACTCGTGTTCAGATAGATGTACCACAAATGGCTTTTGAATTGACTGATATTTTATACGATCCAACTAGAAAATTAAATAAAATAACACAAAAAATAGGATCAAGTGGTGGTGTTAATTATGCCAGTAATATGGAAGTTCCTTATAATTTTATATTTAATTTATACACATATACTAGAAATATAGACGAAAATTTAGAAATAATGGAACAGATACTTCCATATTTTAGTCCAGAATTTATAGTAACTTTAAATATGACAAATATAAACACTAAAGTAGATGTTCCTGTTGTATTAAATAAAACAATATTAACACAAGAATATGAAGGTGATTTTAGCTCAAGAAGAGAAGTAGTCAGTACATATCAATTGACTGCAAAATCTTACATTTATGGTCCAGTAAAACAGGCTACAAATATAGTAAACCAATTCAATTTAACTCTAGAAGACAACAGCGATGGTGTAACTTACGATATAGGATAATATTATGAATGATGATATAATATCAAAATCATTAGGAATTGATTATATTACTCCAATAGAACCGCCTGCAGTAAAATCTGATGAAAAGACAGAAAAAAATTTAGATAAAGATTTTGAGTACGCTAAAGACAATATTAAAATGCTAATCTCTAATGGCTCTGAAGCTATAGAAGAAATTCTTAAAGTAGCAAAAGCAGGCGATTCTCCAAGAGCATATGAAGTAGTATCTCAGCTGTTAAAAACTGTTGCAGATATGAATAAAGATTTGTTGGAATTGCATCAACGAGCAAAGGCTGTAAAGAAAGAAACTGTGAATGTTAAGAACACAACAAATAATTCAATTTATGTTGGTTCTACCAGTGAGTTGCAAGATCTAATTAATAAAGATCGAAGCAGAACAAAGGCTCTTGAAAGCCAAACTTTTTTAGATAATAACAATGGGCTATAAGAAAAAAACAGGTTATCTTGGTAATCCCAATCTTAAAGAGATTGGAACACAGATAGAATTTACAAAAGAACAGGTTGAAGAGTACATTAAATGTTCTAATGATCCTGTATACTTTATTAAAAAGTATATCAAGATTGTAACGTTAGATAAAGGACTTGAGCCGTTTGAGTTATATGATTACCAAGAAGAAATTGTTAATACTATTCAAAATAACAGATACGTTATTGCTAAACTTCCACGTCAGACAGGAAAAACAACAACTACTGTGGCGTGGATGGTTCATTATTTAATATTTAATCAAAACGTTAATATAGCCATTCTTGCCAACAAATTAAAGACTGCCATGGAAATTATGAAGCGTCTTAAAGAGGCGTACGAGTATCTTCCTAAATGGTTGCAGCACGGTGTGGTGGAGTGGAACAAAACTTCTATTCAGTTAGAAAACGGCTCACGAGTAATGGCGTCTGCTACTTCTGCTTCTGCTGTCCGTGGTGGTTCGTTCAACGTTATTTTCTTGGACGAGTTTGCTCACGTTCCACCCAATGTTGCTGATGAATTTTTTAGTTCAGTGTACCCAACTATTACATCCGGTCAGACCACCAAAGTTATAATTGTATCTACTCCTAATGGTTTGAATATGTATTACAGCTTATGGCAAGGTGCGAACAAAAAATCAGGTCAAGAAGGAAAGAACGAATACGTTCCTATAGAAGTTCATTGGAGTCAGGTTCCCCTGTATCCAGGTGGACCACTACGAGACGAAAAATGGAAACAAAGAACCATAAAGCAATTAGGTGGTGGATCGGGAGGTGAACACAAGTTCCAGAGCGAATACGACTGTGACTTTATTGGTTCATCTAACACTTTAATATCTACAGCAAAACTTCATGTTCTATCTGCTAAAACTCCCCTATCCAGATCCAAAGAAGGATTAACAATATACGAAGAAGCAAAAGAGGGAAGAATATATGTAATGACTGTGGATACGTCCAGAGGTCAAGGAAACGACTACAGTGCTATTGTGATGATTGATATCACAGAGGCCCCGTATAAGGTGGTTGCAAAATACAGAAATAATTTAATATCTCCCATGTTACTTCCTACAATTATTTCTGCTTTTGGTAAAAAGTACAATAATGCTTATGCCCTGATTGAAGTAAACGATATTGGAGGGCAAGTGGCTGATATTCTTCATTACGATTTAGAGTACGATAATATCCTTATGAGTACTAATAAGGGCAGAAGCGGAATGGTTCTAAACGGAGGATTTGGAAAAGGTGAATCTTTGTTTGGTGTAAGAACCACAATGACCGTTAAAAAACTGGGATGTTCTATTTTAAAAAGTTTGGTAGAACAAGATAAACTATTAATAGAAGACGAAGAAATTATAAAAGAGCTACTATCGTTTGTTGCCAAATACAATACATTTGCAGCAGATGACGGTCATACAGATGACTTGGTAATGTGTTTGGTGTTATTTGGTTGGCTGACCAAACAATCATATTTTAAAGAAATTACAAATATAGACATCCGAAAAGAGCTTTTTGATGGAGAAATTAAAAAAATAGAAGACGATGACTGGTTTAGTTTTGGATTTATAAGTTCATACGATGTGGAAGACGATATTGACCAGAAATTATAAAATTTATAAATAAACATAGTTAAACGATAAAAAAAGGAACTAAACAATGGCAGGATTTACAGCAGGAACCATCTCATATTACGGTTTAGTAAAGTTTTTTGGTAATTCTTCTGAAAGAAAGACTGGTATAATGTCTGTTTCTAGCCTTTCAGAGTGGCAATCCAAAACAGCCGGTGCATCTGCATTTGCATGGACTGGTGTTGGAACTTCAAATCCTCCAGCAGACGGAACTACTTTGGCACCAGAATGGTGGAGTGTATGGAATTATTTACAATATGGGGTAGGTGGTTGCGTGGTTGGTGCAACCGGAACAGATCAAAATATTCAATTTGGTTATACTTATAGTGCATTACACGAATCACCAGAAACTATTAATGTATTTTTTAGTGCTGGTAATACATTCTCCAGTGGCGTTGTTGCTGATATTGCCACAACTAGAGCAGATACTTTTGCAGTAATTGGTGCAATAAAAGGAATAACATTACCGGTTTCTAACACCTATAATTTACATCCTGCTGATTTTGGTATTGACGGATTTACTGGTAATACAGGTGCAAATGTAATTTACATTGCAAATAGAAAAAATTATTTCCAAGATTGGAATAATAGTGGTGTTGGAAGTTTACAAATTGGAAAATTAGATTTAAGTTCCGATGTTGCTGGTTGTTTTGGCCGTTCATATGCAAATACCAATTCTTGGTCTGTTCCTGCTGGTATAAAACGAGGAGCTATAAACGGCGCAATTTCACTAGAACAATCACTTAGTGCGTCAGATCAAACGAATCTGTTGAATAATGGTGTGAGTCCTGTAATATCTTTCCCAGGTCGTGGAGCATATTTTATGGGTAATAGTACAGGTGCTGCTAGTGCTGGTTCTACAGCTTCTAGAACAAATACTCATATAGTTGGTATGCTAAATTACATTAAAGCAGAAGTAAAAAATATAGCTTACGATTATATGTTTGAACCAAATACTGACGGAAATAGAACACAGTTTGTAAGCAGAGCTAACAGCTTAATGGATACTATTAAGAGCAGTGGAAGTATTACTGCGTATAGTGTAATTTGTAATGCATCAAATAATACAGGAATAACATTTACCGCTGATATAGCAATTACACCAGTAAATGTAGCAGAAGCAATCACACTACGAGTAACTAACAACGGAAGTACTCCAGCTGAAGTCTATATTCTCTAAGAGTAAGTAAGGGGAACTATGCCATCGGATCCAAAAAATACAATATCAAAATTTTTAACTAATTTTTATGGTGGTACTCGCCTTAATCGTTTTCAAGTAACGTCTAGCAATTGTAAATACGATGAGACCAATAAATTAATAGATGACGATACAAAATTTCATATTAGAGCTGCAGCTATTCCTGGTTCAAATATAACACCACTAGGAATTAATTGGTTTGGTAGAACAATTCCTCTTCCCGGAGAAAGAGTTTACGATCCATGGAAAATTACCATTATAGACGACCGTGGAGAACGTGATCTGTACTCTAAATTTAAAGCATGGCAGAAAAAAGTTGTTGACTGGAGCGATAATATTGCGGTAAATACGTCTGACATTAAAGACTGTAAATGGACAATAACTCACTACTCTAATAATAATACTGGAAATTATAAGGAATTTAATTTGTATCAATGTTGGCCTGTGAATGTAGGACCACTGGTTTTAGATATGAGTCAAGATAATGTTCTTAGTACCTTTGAAGTAACAATGCATTACACTCACTTTGACTTTACCCACAAATAATAAGTAAGAAAGAACCAAGATGGCTTCAATATCAGATTTTACAACTGCATTTAAGGGCGGAACAAGAGTTAACAGATTTCTTGTTAAAAGTACTGGCGCACCAATTATAGGAACAGCCGATCACGAAATATTAATTAGAGCTACTACACTACCTGAAATGGCAATAGTTCCTGTTCCTATTAATTTTAGAGGAAAAACTGTTCAAATTCCTTCTACCAGAGTATTTACACCTTGGACCTTTACTGTGATGGATGATGCTGTAGACGTAAACGGAGTACAGCTAGGAAGCCTTCACCAAAAATTTATACAATGGAGCGACAGTATTGTTGATACAGGTGAACAGCTAGGTGTCAGTTTGCTTAAAACTGCAATAGGTGTTGGAGATGTTGGTTGCATGTGGGAAATTCAACACTTAGATCACCAAACAGGTGGAAATCCTACACCAGGTGGTCGAGCAGATGCAAACAATCAAACTGCCACAGACCATCCTGTTTTAAAGTCTTTTAAATTAAAAAATTGTTGGCCAATTCAAGTTGGTCCATTACAATTAGACATGGGAG